GTACATCGCAGGAGGCAAACGCAAAGCAGCAGCAGTCACGAGCCGACACATGCTGACACTCGATATCGACTTCGGTACGAAAGACTTGTTCGATGACTTAACGATGTACTACGGATGCGCTGCGGTTATGTACTCAACACACAAGAGCAGCCCAGCGCAGTTCAGAGGCCGCCTTGTGATCCCTTTAAGCCGTACTGTGTTCAAGGATGAATACATCGCGATCGCACGCAGGATCGCGGGGGACTTGTCCATTGATGCGTTCGATGACACCACCTTCCAACCGGAACGGCTTATGTACTGGCCGAGTACGTCCTGTGACGGTGAATATGTGTTTGAGTTCTATGACGGCGCGTTCTTAGACGCTGATGCGGTGCTTGGCTCATATGTTGACTGGAAGGATGTCAGCGGCTGGCCGGTATCGAGCCGTGTGTCGTCCATCATCCAACGTGAGATCAAGAAGCAAGAAGACCCAACCGAGAAGACAGGGCTTATCGGCACGTTCTGCCGCGCGTATGACATCCATACAGCGATTGATGCGTTCCTGTCTGATGAATACACAGAGTGCATCGATGGCCGTTACACTTACACGCAAGGCTCGACTACGGCGGGGCTTGTTACGTATGATGACAAGTTCGCTTACTCGCATCACGGAACAGACCCGGCAAGCGGCAAGCTGATGAATGCTTTCGACCTTGTGCGTGTCCATATGTTCGGACTTAAAGACGATGATGTCGATGTCAAGGAACGAACCCCGGCGAACAAGATGCCTTCGTACACGTCCATGCTTGACTTCATTGCTACACTGCCGGAAGTGCGCCGCCTCTCCGCAGGCGAACGGCTTAACAGTGCAAAGCTTGATTTTGAAACAGTTGATGAAGAAGTTGATCTTGACTGGATGCTGGACTTGGATGTTGATAAAAAAGGAAATTACACTAAAAAATTAGAAAACTTAATCCTAATACTCCAAAACGATCCTTTGTTAAAAGGCATTGTGTTCAACGAACTCAGTGACGGTATGGAGATTACAAGCAAAGTACCATGGAAGCATAAAAGCCGCTTTTGGCGCGATGCAGACGATGCACAGCTTGTCACTTATATCGACACAACATACACACCGTTCCCCGCAAGACAATATGATAAAGGAGTTGCCAAAGTGGTTGATGATCGTGCGTACCATCCGATTAAAAACTACTTCAACAGCTTACCGACGTGGGACGGTGTGCTGAGAGCCGAAACTTTATTCATTGATTATCTGAATGCCGAAGACAATAAATACACACGATCAGCAACACGGAAATGGTTGTGTGCTGCGGTGGAGCGTATTAAAAACCCCGGATGTAAATTCGACTGTATGCTTGTCTTGAATGGTCCACAAGGCATTGGCAAAAGCACCTTAATATCTATACTCGGCGGCGAGTGGTTCAGTGATTCGTTGCAACTGTCCGATACACAAGACAAGACCGCTGCCGAGAAACTGCAAGGCAGTTGGATCCTTGAAATAGGTGAACTCGCAGGGCTTAAAAAAGCAGAAGTTGAAACCCTTCGTGGTTTTATATCCCGGCAAGATGATAAGTACCGGGCCGCGTATGGGCATAGAGTGACCCCGCATCCGCGTCAGTGCGTGTTTATCGGTACAACCAACGCTGTTGATGGGTATTTAAGGGATACAGCCGGCAACCGCCGCTTTTGGCCGATAAACGTCACCGGCGGTGCGGACAAGAAACCGTGGGAGTTGTCACAAGAAGAGGTTAATCAGATTTGGGCGGAAGTTATAGAAACCCAAAAGAGAGGCGAAAAACTTTATCTTGATGATCACACAGTGCTTGAAATCGCAGAGAAGGAACAACGCGAAGCGATGGAATCTGACGCACGTGAAGGTTTGGTGCGTGAATACCTTGAAACCCTGTTGCCGGATAACTGGAACGATATGAACTTGTACAGCCGCAGGGATTGGCTTAGTAGTAAACAACCACGAATAACAAACCCCGGCACTGTTGAGCGCGACAGGGTGTGCGCACAAGAGATATGGGCAGAGTGTTTCGGCAATGATCACACGAAGCTAAAGAATATAGACACGAGGGAAATCAATCAGATTTTGTCTAAACTTGAAGGGTGGACGCGTAATGAAAAATCAATGCGTTTCAAGATCTATGGAGTGTGTAAAGGTTATAAATATTCAGTGTAACTTCTGCTTGAAAATCGTAACTTTTTCAAAAATCTGTGTAACCTTTTCAAAAAATAAGTTACAGGGGGGGGTACACAGATTTTATAAGGCTTTGAAGCACTTTGTAACTTGTAACTTATCTTACTACGTTTTCAATAAATAGGATATACAGGCAGACACACGAACACCTAATGCGCCTAATATATACGCGTATATAGAAAAACAGCAACACGTTACAACAACAGAGAGGGGAATCATGTTGACCGAGAAAAACCTAGAACGTGCTTTGTGTAGTCGCATCAAGGCAAATAAAGGCATGGCGATTAAACTATGGGCGATGTCCATGACAGGGCTGCCGGATCGTTTGATCTTGATGCCCGGCGGCAAAGCGAGTTTTGCTGAAATCAAAACAACCGGGCAGAAACCGAAACTGGTACAGCGGATCGTACATGACAAGCTGCGTCAACTCGGTTTCACGGTTGCAGTCATTGACAGCCAACAAAGCCTTGATGACTTCGTGGCAGGTGCTGCCGGATGCTAACCGAAAAAAATATGCATGCGTACCAGCATCAAGCGGTGGACTTTATCATCGACAAACCGTATTGCGGGCTCCTTCTTGAAATGGGTTTGGGCAAGACCGTGAGCACACTAACCGCAATCGATCGCTTGCTGAACGACCGTTTCGAGGTTGCTAAAGTTTTAGTGATCGCACCGCTGCGTGTCGCAGATGCTACTTGGGTTGACGAGGTGCAGAAGTGGGAGCACCTCAAGCATTTAACAATCAGCCGTGTACTTGGCACTGAGACACAGCGCAAACAAGCACTTAGAGCACGTGCGGATATATATATCATCAACCGTGAGAATGTGGCATGGCTTGTGGGATACTGCGATGCGGGTTGGCCGTTCGACATGGTGGTTATTGACGAGTTGTCAAGCTTCAAGTCGGCGCAGGCACAACGCTTTAAGACTTTAAGACAAGTGCGTCCGCTGATGAAGCGCGTTGTTGGTTTGACCGGCACACCGGCACCGAATGGACTGATTGACCTTTGGGCGCAGATGTACTTGTTAGACCGCGGCGAACGGTTATTCCCGACCATCGGCAGATACCGAGATGCGTATTTTAATCCCGGACGGCGCAACGGCCATGTGGTGTTTAATTACGATTTGCGTGATGACGGTGAGACACGGATCCATGCAAAAATTGCCGATATTTGCATGTCGATGAAAGCCGAAGACTATATCGATTTGCCGGATCGGATTGATAATTTCGTGGATGTTTATTTACCGCCGGCAGTCAAAAAAGCGTATGACGAGTTTGAGAAAAAACAAGTATTGGATTTGCTTGATGCCGAGATTACAGCACTCAATGCAGCCGGGTTGTCAAATAAGTTGCTGCAATACGCAAACGGAGCGGTGTATGACGATGACAAGGATTATCACGAAGTCCATAAGGCGAAACTGGACGCACTTGACGAAATACTTGAAACGTCCAACGGTCAACCGGTGTTGGTGTTTTACACATACAAGCATGACCTTGAACGCATCTTGACGCATTTTAAAAAACTCAAGCCGAAGAAACTTGAAGGGTCAGAGGACATCAAGGACTGGAATGTGGGTAAGATACCGCTACTGTTGGCGCACCCGGCAAGTGCCGGTCACGGTCTTAATTTGCAAGTCGGCGGCAACATCATCGTGTGGTTCGGGCAAACGTGGAGCTTAGAACTGTACCAGCAAGCCAACGCACGACTGCACCGGCAGGGTCAGAAGAATGCAGTAATCATCCACCACCTTGTGGCACGGGGGACGATGGACGCGGATGTGTTAAAGGCACTTGGCGGCAAGACCGACACACAAGAAGCGTTGTTAAGTGCTGTTAAAGCAAGAATAAATAAATACAAGTGATCGGAGGGTGTATGACAGCTAAAAAATATCTGCAACAAGCATATTATCTTAGTCGGAGAATTGATGACGCTAAAGACGAACTCGCACGGCTTCGAGAGCAAGCATATAATGTCGCAAGCGTGGACACCGAAAAGGATAAAATACAAACCGGTGTTGCTTGTACTACCAGTGCGGCAGCACTTGAAATCGTGGAACTAGAAATGCGCATTAATAAACAGATTAATGAGTTTGCTGTCAAACGCAACGAGATTGAAAAAAACATCAACAAAGTGCAGTGTGAACAGATGAAATCCATTCTACTCATGCGATATATAAACTTTAAGTCACTTAAAGAAATCGCACGCAAGATGAATTATTCTTATGTTCACATAAAAAGGATTCATGGAAAGTCAATACACTATTTTGAAAAAAATATTGATTTTTAAAAAGATGATACCAAATGATACCTTTACATGTGGTATTATGTAGTAGATAAAAAATTAAAAAACGTCCACCTTCTTTCACGAAAAGTCGCTTTTTTGCCAATAAAAGCGGCTTTTTTATATGGTTTGGGCGATAAAAGGCAGGTGAGAGTATGAACTTAACGATAAAACAACAAAGATTTGTTGAAGAGTATTTGAAAGACTTCAATGCCACGCAAGCGGCTATCCGTGCGGGGTACAGCGTTAAGACAGCCGCTGAACAGGGTGTGAGATTGTTAAAATATGCTAAGGTAAAAGCCGTAATCGATGAGGGCTTGAAGCGTATGAGGGATGCTGCTCTCGCCGATGCCTACGAGGTCGAACGGTATCTAACAGCAGTGATGCGCGGCGAATCGTCATCCGAGATTGTCATCGTGGAAGGTATCGGCGAGGGCATGAGCGAAGCGCGCCATGTCGCGAAGGCACCAGATGAGAAAGAAAGACTAAAGGCGGCTGAAATTTTAGCGAAGCGACACGGACTAACCGATTCAAGGCTAACGATGACACACTTAGTGCCGCCGGTGTTCATCGGGGAAGACGAACTCGAATAACATGGCGGTCAACAAAATACATTTACCCGGCATCGTTGGTAAGCATTATAAAGACTTTTGGCACTTCAAGGGACGTTACCGGGTCTGCAAAGGGAGCCGTGCAAGTAAGAAATCAAAGACAACCGCATTATGGTTTATATACAGCCTCATGAAAAACAAACACGCGAATCTGCTTGTTATCCGTAAAGTATTCCGCACGGTAAAGGATTCGTGCTTTACGGAACTGAAATGGGCGATTAAGCGTTTGGGTGTTTCGCATTATTGGAAAATCACTGAATCACCACAAGAGATGACGTATATACCCACCGGACAAAAGATCTACTTTCGCGGTCTTGACGATCCTTTGAAAATAACATCAATCACAGTTGAAACCGGTTATCTTTGTTGGGGTTGGATTGAAGAAGCGTATGAAATCAGCAAAGAAGCCGATTTCGATACACTTGATGAATCCTTACGCGGCGATTTACCGGATGGACTGTTTTACCAATGGACGCTGACATTTAATCCGTGGAACCAATACCACTGGATTAAAAAGCGTTTTTTTGATGTCAACGAAAAAGACGGCGAAATAACCATTCAGCAATGGGGGAACGGATTAATCAAAGAATTTTACGATGAGGAAACCCAAATCGTAATACAAACCATTGCGATGACAACGAACTACTTGATGAACGAGTTCATTGACAAACAAACCCTTGCGAATTTTAACCAAATGAAGATCCGTAACCCGCGCCGTTACAATGTTGCGGGTTTAGGCAACTGGGGGATTGTCGAAGGTGTTATCTTCGACAACTGGAGAGAAGATGACTTTGACCTCGAAGACATCAAACGCATCAACGGCATCAAGTCAGCATTCGGATTGGACTTCGGATACACCAACGATCCCACTGCATTGTTTTGCGGCATGATTGATGTTAAGGCTAAACAGTTGTGGGTCTTCGATGAGATGTACGGATACGGTATGAGCAACGAAGCCATCTTCAAAGAGGTGTCACAACTGGGGTATGTCAAGGAGCGTGTTCAAGCTGATGCCGCTGAACCTAAAAGCATTGACCGGTTAGAACTACTCGGCATGACCAACATCCGGAAGGCACGCAAGGGTAAGGACAGCGTGAAGTCCGGTATAGACTACTTGCAAGATTACGAAATCATCATCCATCCCCGCTGTGTAAACTTCTTAACCGAAATCAGCAACTACACATGGGACGAAGACAGGAACGGCAGAAAAATAAATAAGCCGATAGACGAATTTAATCACTTGATGGACGCGATGCGGTACGCAGTCGAACCGTATTCAAAGCCGGCAAGTTTTAGTTTCGATTAACATGAAAGGGGTAAAACCTTTGCGAAAATTTGATTTTATGGCGATTAACATCAGTAATCCGATCGCCGACACTGATAACTTAATAAGGCAAGGGGCGACACCCACCGACTTGCAGTTCATCGAAGCTGAAATCAAGCGATTCATTCATTCGGAACTCAGACGGAATATGCTGATCGGTGAGAACTACCACGAAGGCAAGCATGACATACTCCACCGTAAGCGTGAGATGATCGGTAAAAACGGTGATCTCGAAGAGGTAAAGAATTTGCCGAATAACAAAATCGTTGACAACCAATATCGCAAGATGGTTGATCAGAAGGTGAACTACTTACTCGGCCAACCCATCACTGTGCAAACAGACAATGACGAGTATGCCAAAATTCTTAAAGGTATATTCAATAAAAGTTTCTTGCGCTTGCTGAAAAGCATCGGCGAAAACTCGTATAATTGCGGCATCGGTTGGATGTTCGTTTTTTATAACGAGCACGGCGAGTTGGATCACATAAGGCTCAAGCCGTATGAGGTTATCGCCGGTTGGGCTGACGATGACCATACCAAACTCGATTATGCCATTCGGGTGTATGAAGTCATCGGCGAGAACGGCGAGAACGATGAAACCGTACGCAAAGTGGAAGTGTATCATGCTGACGGCATCAGCCGCTTTTACTTCGATGGTGCACGGTTGAAGCACGATGAAGAACACCCATACGTTGAACCGTATTTCACAATCGGCGAAGACGGATATAACTGGCTCAAGATGCCACTGATTCCGTTCAAGTACAACACGAAGGAAATTCCGCTCATCATCAATGTTAAAAGTTTGCAAGACGGCTTGAATGCGATTTTGTCTAATTTCCAAAACAACATGGAAGAAGACAGCCGGAACACTATTTTGATTATTGTGAACTATGACGGCGAAAATCTCGGTGAGTTCCGTAAGAACCTTGCAACGTATGGAGCCGTAAAAACACGCAGTGTTGACGGTGTCAAAGGCGGCGTGGAATCATTGCAAATCGAAGTGAACGGTGACAACTATAAAACCATCATTGACATCTTCCGCAAAGCCATCATTGAAAATGCAATGGGGTTCGATGCGAAGGATGACCGTTTGGGTGGCAGTCCGAAT